GTCTTGCAACATCTCTAGGGTTATTATCACTTCTTCTACTACCACTACAAAAATAATCACTTAACTCTTCTCTATCTCTTAATTTTAGATAAAAACCACCATTTCTAATTTCAACATCAGTTATTAGATTTTTAATTATAAAATAAACTGTGTCTTCGTAGTTGTCTTCTAAACCTTTTAAAAGTAATATATTTTTAAGTTCTTCAGGTGCATCTTCATAACTAAGATTACCTAAAACACCATTTTCATCCAAATATGATATGATTTCATCATCCCAATTACGATAACCTACTTGACCTAAATCTAATTCATCTAAAAGACCGTATTTTTTAACAAACTTAAAGAATGTAATTAAGTCATTAAAATACGGCTCAATGTCGTCATCAAAATCACCACCATTAAATGAATTAACTAATTGTCTTGCTCTATCTAAACTCATATGGTATAAATATCTAATAAACAAAAAAGGTGTCCCAAACAGAACACCTTTATCTCGATGATACGCAAATATTATCTTCTATAATATTTGTTAATGATTTTTTTTACCGACTCTTGAACGTTATTATTATTTTGAGTGGTATTAGCACCTTGTTGTGTTTGTGTTTGAGTTTGTGTTTGAGGTTGTTGTGCCTGTTGCTTGTTTTTACATCCGCAGCCCATAACTAAATATTTTTATTGGTTTATTTATCTATAAATAGTATCTAAAACAAGTTTAATTCATAATAAATAAAAATCAATTATTTTTATTTTGTTATATTTATCAAGTATGAGAGACTTCTTTAAAAATTTCTTATTAGAACAAGATGAGAATCTTGTTACACTAACTCCTGATCAATATTTGGATACATTAGAAGATGTTGGTGGTATTGCATCGAGAGTTGCAAATCTCAAACCTTACCGTGGTAAGGGTATTGTTATTAAAGGTGATTTAGATCTTAGAAAATTTAAAAATGTTGGACCACTTACAGGTATTGTAAGAGTAATGGGTAGGTTAGATATATCCAATACGAATGTCCCAAATCTTGATGGTGTTACCGTAGATAGATATGTTAGTAATTGGGGATCAACAATGAATACAATTAAATTAAAACAAGAAAGAAATAAAAAACTTTCAGAATTGGCCGATTATAGAGAAAATGATGAGTGGAATACAGAAAATAAAGACGATGATTCTGAAAGAACTGAAGCTTTATATGATTTTTTAGTTCAAGAAGGTATACCTACTTTATATGAAGACGACAATGGTGAAGAAGTAGAAGAAGACAAATATTTTATTTATCCTAATAGTACTGGAACTCACGGTATTGGAAAACAATACGAATGGATAGGTGGTGATACTCTACAACCAGACACATATGATGTTTATACTCAAGATGAGTTAGATGTTGCGGCTAAAAGATATGTTGAAAGAGCGGTTGATGACATGGGTTATGACGCATTTACAAGTTGGGTTTGGGACCAAGCACTTAATAAAGGAGCGTGGGGAAGTTGGTTAGAAGATTTTTATGATGATATAATTAGAGATGATCCTGAAAACTATGATATAGGACTTGAATTATCTACAAATCAACAACATCAAGTTAATCAATTAACAAAAACTATAAAAAATCTAAATAATAGATTAGAAAAAGAGGAATTGTCTGACGAAGAATACGAAAAAATCGAAGGAAAAATTGAAGGTTTAGAAGAGACAATAGAAGACATCAAAGAAGATCCACAGGGTGGTTATGATGAAAGTTCTATAGAAAATGAAATTGCTGATAGAGTTAATGAATATGTTGATGATATTGATGATTTTATTAAACATTACGGTTATGAAAGTAGTTTTATAATGGATTTTGTTGATTTAGATGAAGTAACTGAGATTGTCGTAAATAGTGATGGTTATGGTAATTTATTAAACTCACATGACGGAGAAATGTTTGAAACACAGGTAAATGGTGATTGGTATTTTGTGATGAGGGCTAGTTAGGTCTTTATTTGTTGAACAATATATCATATTTTTATTATGAATGGCACGAAGAAAAAAAATAGAATTTTTGATGAACACCGATTGGATGTTTGAAAAACCTATTGATAGAGAATACAAAGAATACAAACTACTTTCTTATTTTCAAAAAATGGGAGATAAACTCGATAAATTAGAATTATATCCAGGGTTTATTGAATTATCATTACACTTAATGAATATCCAAGCTCTTATGAGAGATAAGAAAATTGTCTACACGGATAAAAAATTAAACACTGTAGATGATGAGATTATGGTAAAGGATCTGAAAGTAAAAGACGCACCAACCATGTCTGATGAAGAAAATGAAGAGTTTAGAAAAATCTTGTCTTATTCTGCACCAAGAATCATGGAATACTTTAATGTGGCCAAATCTGTTTGGACAATAGTATTTGATTCTTTGGATATGAAAATCAAAAGAAACAAAAAAAATATCTTACACCCAAAAGGGTATTTCTTTTATACTGAAACAGAAAGTAAAAAAACTTATGTGTGGGAGTACATTATAAAGAAAGAAACAAAAAGTAACCCACAAAGAATGGCAAATATAAATTTAATTTATTTCGATGAGATCGGAGAGTTGACCATTCCAAATATAATATCTACATTTTCAACATACGAACCAAAAGACAAGAGAATGGGGCCAGTATTTCAAATGTCATCAAACGGAATTTTTCCTGTTAATGAAACATTATTACCCCTCTTCAAAAGAAGAATTGCGGGGCTCATATCACAAACAAAAAACCAAGAAGAAAAACAAGAAACAGAATAAGTTATGGGATTTAATAAGAGAATTTTAAAGAAAGAAAACATTTTAAAAAACCTCCCAAACCTTATGACCTATTTGGACGCCGATGCAATAATTTGTACCGACGATTTCTCACGCAAAGTTTATGGGTTATTTCGTGACGGGTTTTCAAAAGAAGAAATAATAAATTTAATAGATAAAATGAAATGAAAATAAAATTGGAATATGTTTGGTTGGACGGATATAAGCCTGAACCTAACCTAAGAAGTAAAGTTAAGATTGTTGATTATGAATCTGTCAAGAATGCATTACTTGATGGAAATTTTCCTATGTGGAATTTTGACGGATCATCAACTTTACAGGCTGAAACAGGAAATTCAGATCGTTTGTTAAAACCTGTGAGACATTACTTACCATCTAATTTTCCACTTAAAAACAACACCGTTTATGTTTTATGTGAAGTATTAAATCCAAATGGAACACCACACGAATCAAACAAAAGATCAAGTATTGGTGAAGGTTTTGAAGATCTTTGGTTTGGTTTTGAACAAGAATATTTTATTCGTGAAGAAGTTAATGGTAACATTTTAGGTCACAAGAGAAACATTCTTAAAGGTCAAGGTGAGTATTACTGTGGTGTTGGTCAAAACGTTGTTGGTCGTGATTTTGTTGAAGAACATTTAGACATGTGTTTGTATTATGGGATTGATATTACTGGAATCAATGCTGAGGTTGCTTTAGGTCAATGGGAATATCAAGTGTTTTCTCAAGGTAAATTAAAAGGTGGTGACGATCTTTGGATGACTAGATACTTCCTCTTCAAGATTGCTGAGAAGTACGGATACCATATCGAACTTCACCCAAAACCAATTACGCACGGAGAATGGAATGGTTCAGGTCTTCATACAAACTTCTCGACAGATATGATGAGACTTGAAGGGAATGAACAATATTTCATGGCATTATTTAACGCATTTGAATCAAGACATGAAGATCATATCAAAGCTTACGGATCAAACAATCACTTACGATTGACAGGTGAATATGAAACTCAGGCGATGGATAAATTCAGTTGGGGAGTATCTGATCGTGGAGCATCAATTAGAGTTTCTCAGGACACGGCAAAAGAATGGAAAGGGTATGTTGAAGATCGTAGACCAGGCTCAAATGCGGATCCATATAAGATCATTCGTGAAATTGTTAAATCACTTGATGTTACACAACAAATATATGATACAAAACATATGATGACCTCATTTGTTGATATGGATGGTCTTACCGGAAAATACGGTACAATGTCTAACGATGAGTTATTAAAAGAATATAGAGAAGAAGAATAATGGAAAAAGAATGTGTATGTGGAGGAACGGGACTTTGTCAGTGTCCACCAATTAAAGTAGAACAAGTAAACCACCCACAGCATTATGGTGGTGAGAATAACCCTTACGAAGCAATTAAAGTTATTGACGCTTGGGATTTAGGATTTAGTTTAGGAAATACAGTAAAATATATAAGCCGTGCAGGAAAAAAAGGAAAAGATAAAGAACTTGAGGACCTCAGAAAAGCACTCTGGTACCTCCAACACCACATCGAAACACTCGAAAAGTAAAACAGGTTTTGATAAAGAGATTAATGTTTGGGATGCTCTTACAACACCAAACGAATTACTAAGAGAAACCCTAATTAATTTTATGTGGGGGTTTTTAGGAAACTCTATTGTTGTGTTTGCAGCAAAAGAACTGGACTTTTT